CTTCCTCATCCATTTTCGTCGACATGGCGAAAGGCTCCCGATTCGCTCGGAAGCCTATGAATCACGACAGATTCAACGCGGGAATCCCAAAAATATCGGTCCAGCTAAATTCGTCCACACAGCCTAGGGTGAAACGTTTCTAGCCTCTCCACGGTGGAGGCAAAGTGAATAGTATACAATCAAGAGAGCCCATTACGATGGTTTATAATACTTAATCGGCCCCTGACAAGGCGCCAGAAAAACTTTGAGAGGTTCAAGATGCCTACAGCTAATACCGCATATGGAGCCAATGCTCTAGCTAGCGATACGACTGGCGATAACAACTCTGCATTCGGAGCGAGCGCGCTAGACAGCAACACGACCGGCGAAAACAACACTGCAGTCGGGACGAACGCGCTTAACAGCAATATAGCGGGCTCTCGAAATTCCGCCGTCGGCATGAAGGCGCTCGCTGATAACACAGGGGACGATAACTGCGCGGTCGGCTTTTGGGCGCTATACAGCAATACTGGGACCTACAACTCCGCAGTTGGAAATTACGCGCTATGTAACAACACGAGCGGATTTTACAACACTGCAGTCGGATCGAGCTCTCTCAACAGCAACACGACCGGGGGTTACAACTCCGCCGGCGGAGTGAGCGCGCTTTTTTCAAATACAACTGGCATTAGGAACTGCGCGTTCGGCTTCAATGCGTTGGTGTCAAACACTACTGCCGGCTCGAATAACGCCTTTGGCGCAGACTGTCTTAATAATAATACGACAGGCGACCATAATAACGCCTTCGGCGATGAATGCATGCGCGTAAATCAAAGTGGGTCTTGGAATTCCGCATTTGGAGCCTACGCCCTCGAATACTCAATCGGAAGCTATAACGCAGCTTTTGGCGCTTCTGCGCTGGGCACTGTTTCGGCTGGCGACGACAACACGGCGTTCGGATTCGGCGCTTTGAACGCCTTGGGGTGGGTGGGAGCGACGAGCGGCGGGAATCGCAATGTCGCCATGGGCTCTCGGTGCCTGGCATATGTAGCCGCCGGCAATTGCAATTCTGGATTAGGAAGTTTTGCTCTTTACGATCTGGGCGCGCCTCAGACGGCTGGTTCCTTCAACGCAGGAACCAGCTACACAATTGCGACCATCGGAACGACTGATTTCACGCTGATCGGCGCGTCGAGCAATACAATTGGAGTCGTCTTCACCGCGACTGGATCTGGAGCTGGAACTGGAACGGCGACCCCTGCAAATACCGATTACAATACTGTTGTTGGGTATAATACGGGGCGCGGAATACTCTACGGCGCCAGCAATACGATCGTCGGCGCAAATGTCACGGGCCTGGCGGCAGGGCTCACGGGCGCGATCATCCTCGCGAATGGAACGGGAGAGATCCTCTACGACTATGGGAACTCCACCCCGAACGTCCACACTTTTGCGGGCGGTCCCGTGACGCTCCCGAGCTACACGGTCGGCGCATTGCCTGCCGCCGTTGGCGCTGGCGCCTGCGCTTATGTGACAGATCTGTCGGGCTCTTCCTATGTCTATGGCGCCCCGGCGGCGGGCGGCGGGTCGCGCGGCGGCAAGGTGTTCTTCACCGGCTCGGTCTGGCTCGAGGGGTAAGGGCTCGCGACATGAGGTCGCGCAAGGTCGGAGAGCTCATCGCGCAGCGGCGGATCACCGTTGAAGCCAGTCGCGCCTCGCTGCGCGGCGTCGTCGCCCGAAAAAGGCGCGCCGACGCGGTTCAGCAGGACTCCTTATCGCGAGAACGCCAAAAGAATTCGGGGTTTCACAAGCGCTCATCGGCAAATTGCCGAGGACGAAATAGTCGTCGCCGATAGATAGAGGCGCGGTCGCTCAGGCCGCCGGGCCACCGACATACAACGGAGCATCCACGCATGACCACCGGCGATCTCGTCGCGCTTGGCGCGGTGAAAAACTGGCTTGGCGTCGTGACAAACGACGACGACGCGCTGCTCGGCGCGCTGATTACGCAAATCAGCCGGGGCATATACAACTATATCAACCGTTCTTTCGTGCTGCCGACCGACGTGACCGAGGCCTATGATGGAACCGGGCGCGATCAACTGTTGCTGCGCAACTGGCCTGCCGGCGCGATTTCTTCTGTCCTCATCGACGGCAAGGCGATTCCGCCGGCGCCTTTGATGGTCGCGGGCGTCCATCCAACGCCGGGCTATGTGCTGGAGCAAAGCGACGACGCGCCGCCCGGCGCGATGCAGCAGCTGTTTTTGCGCGGGCCCCACGTGTTCCGCAAGGGTCGGCAGAACGTCATTGTCTCCTATCGCGCCGGCTATGAAATCGTCGGCGAAGCCCGGACGGTTCCGACGACGCCGTTCCAGGTCGCGGCGCTCGCGCCGTACGGCAATTGGGCGGTCGACACCGGCGTCGCCTATGCGAGCGGCGCGGCGATGACGCCCGTTTCGGGGACGCTCTCGCCGGGCCAATATTCGGTGAGCGGCGGCGTCTACACATTTGCAGCCGCCGACGCTGGCGCGAGCGTGCTGATTTCCTACGGCTACATTCCCGCCGATCTCGAGCAATGCGCGCTCGAATGGGTCGCCGACCGTTACAAATACAAGGACCGCATCGGCATGACGAGCAAGAGTCTCGGCGGCCAGGAGACGACGGCCTATCAGAACAAGGCCACGCCGGATTTCGTCGCGCTGTCGCTGATGAATTTCCGTAGAATCATAGCGAATTAAGGGGCGTCACTTCCTTCTCCCACAAGTGGAAGAACGCAGCCCCGCGAAGCGGGGTCGGATGAGGGTCCAAGGGAAGTTTCCGCCAAGTCGCGGCGCCCCTCATCCGACCCTTGCTACGCAAGGGCCACCTTCTCCCGTTCCACGGGAGAAGGATGCGTTGTCCCTGGAATAAGCAGACTCGCTCATGCTCAACGTCGAGATCGAAGGCGTGGCGGAACTCGCCGCGCGCTTCGACGCCTTGCCCGCCGCGATCCGCGCGGCGCTCAAAGACAAGATCGACGGTCTCGCCGATCGACTCGTCGACAAGATCAAAAACGACAAGCTCGGCGGCGAAGTTTTGCGCGCGCGCAGCGGGGCGTTGCAGGGGTCGATAGAAGTCAGCGTCGACGCCGCCGGCGCCAGCGTCTTCTCGGCGGGCGTCAAATACGCCTTCGCGCAGGAATATGGCTTCGACGGCGACGAGACCGCAGGGGCGCACAGCCGTGCGATCAAACAGGCCTTCGGCAGGGCGATCACGCCCAAGGCGATCTTCGTGCGCGCCTTTTCGCGCCACATGAATCTGCCGGAGCATAGCTTCCTGCGCTCGGCGCTGGACGAAATGCAGGACGAGATTGCAGAGGCGCTGAGCGAAGCGGTAAGTGAAGGGTTAGGGACATGAATGTCACGCGCGAAGCGGTGATGGCGGCGCTTGTCGCCTTGTTGGAGAGCGTGGTCTTCGCACAACCGGTCAATGGCCAGACGGGATTCGTCTCCGTCTCGCGGCGCTTGAAGCTTTGGGCCGACGTGCCGAAGTCGCAGCGCCCGGCGCTGTTTATCGCCGAGCATCGCGAGCAGCAGAATTATCAAAGCGAGGCGTTGCCGACGAAGACGACGCTGAGCGTCGATCTCTTCATTTACATCGACGCCAGCGACAGGAACTCCATTCCCGCCAGCGCGCTCAATGCGATGATGGACGCGCTGGAGGGCGCGCTGCAACCGACGCCGATGGCGGGCAACCGCCAGACGCTCGGCGGACTCGTCTCGCATTGCCGCATCGACGGCGCGGTCTTGAAAGACCCCGGCGATCTCGACGGCGACGGCCTGCTGTGGGTTCCGTTGAAGATTCTGGCGCTGTGACGCGCTCTCCCTTCTCGCGTGGAACGGGAGAAGGACGCGCCCATGATCATAATTCCACGCATGAACCTTGAGGAACCAAACCCATGTCCAACAACACTTCCTTCGCTTTCGGCTCCGGCGTCTTGATCGGCACGACTTCGGCCGGCCCCCTGCAATTTGGAACCTTGCAGGATGTGTCGGTCGATTTTTCCTTTTCGCTGAAGTCGCTGATGGGCCAATATCAGTTTCCGGTCGCGGTGGCGCGCGGCGCCGGCAAAGTCTCGGGCAAAGCGAAATTCGCCAACATCGACGGGCCGGTGCTCAACCAGATTTTCTTTGGCAATACGCTGACGACGGGACAAAAACTCTGGTCCTACAACGAGGGCGCGACTGTCGGCGCGGCCTCGCCCTATACTGCGACAGTGGCCAACGCCGCGAATTTCGACGAAAACCTCGGCGTCGCCTATGCATCGAGCGGGTTGCAACTGACGCCCGTGGCCAGCAGCCCGGCGGCGGGGCAATATAGCGTCGCCTCCGGCGTCTATACGTTCAGCTCCGCCGACGCCGGCAAGGCCGTGCTGATCACATACAGCTACACGCAGTCGGCCCTGGGCTCGAAGGCTGTGATCGGCAACAGGCTGATGGGCGTGGCGCCGACCTTTCAGATCGACTTTTATCAGACCAACCCCAATGTCGCCGGCGCGCAATGGTCGCTGCGGCTTTACGCCTGCATCTCGTCGAAGCTCTCGCTGGCGAGCAAGCTCGAAGACTTCACCATTCCCGAAATGGATTTCGAGGCCTTCGCCAATGCGTCGAACAACATCGGCGACGTGAACACCGCGATTTAAAGGACGTTAGATGAATCCCGATCCCAACATCGATTGCGCCGGCGCGCCGGTTGTGACGCTGGCCGGGCGCGAATGGTTCGTGCCCGTGCTGGCCATGCGCCAGGCGCGCGTCGTCGTGCCGGCCTTGATGCGGCTCATGCCGGTGCTGCAGGAGATGCAGAGCGGCCAGCCTTCGGCGATGGCGCGGCTCTCCGAGGAAAATTACGACGCGATCATCGCCGTCGTTCACGCCGCGCTGACGCGCGCCTATCCCGAGTTGTCGCGCGAGAGGTTTTTGGACCTGCCGGCCTCGACGCCGGAGCTCGTCGCGGCGCTCGGCGTCGTCACGCGCCAGACCGGCTTCTTCAGACCTGCCGACGCAACGGGACAAGTTTTGGGGGAAACATTGGGGGAGACGGCGAAATCTGCGACGGCTCCCCAAAATTCTTCGACCGGCTGATCGCCCATTACTGCCAATGTTCGGGCGAGCGATGGGACGACGCGCTGGAGGCGAGCCTCACCTTTCCGCGCCTCTTCGCGCGTCAAAACTATTGGCGCGAGTTCCCGCCGACGCATGTGCTGGTGCGCGCGATCGCCGTGGGGCTGGGGGTGTTCAAGCCGGCGGCGCCGTCAAGGGATGCGATGGCGACATTGAGGGCGATGTTTCCGGAGGGGAAGATTTAGGGATGCGCAATCCGCGTTGAAAGCGCCCCGCCTCAGCCCGCGTGCTTCTTCACCCAGGCGACATACCGGTCCATCCAATTCTGCACAAACTGCCGGCTGGCGGGACCAATCTCGCCGTCTGCGTCGAACAGGCCCTCTTTCGCCTGGATGAAGGCTTCGGGCTGGCCCAGCGTCGGCGCGTCGAGATAGGCGAGAATGTTGCGCAAATGCTGCTGCGCCAGCGCTGTGCCGATGGCGCCCACCGAGGCGCCGATGACGCCGGCTGGCTTGCCGGCGAAGGCGTTGTCGCCGTAGGGACGCGACGCATGGTCGATGGCGTTCTTGAGCACCCCGGGAAGCGAACGATTGTACTCGGGCGTCACGAACAAAACGCCCTTGGCGGCGCGGATCTCGCCTTTCAGCCGCTTTACGGACGCAGCCTGGTTTGCGTCGTCGTCCTGATTGTAGAGCGGCAGATCGCCGATTTGCGCCTGGTGGAGGGAAAACTCCGGCGGCGCCAGTTTGGCGAGGGCGTTCGCCAGCTTGCGGTTGTAGGAGTCGCGGCGAAGGCTGCCGACCAGGACGAGGATTGGATAGGGGCTCATATCGATGATCTCCAAAAGCCGAGGATAAGCTGAGGCCTCAAAGCGTAATATTGTTTGGCCGCGCCAAAAGACCAGCCGTGGCTTTGCTCGTCAGTCGCACCCCGCGCCGACACTACGCCAATCCGTCCAGATGCGCCGCCGCGCCTCATCCAGCGCGAGCCGTCCGGCGCAAACCGCGCGGGCGAGACAGGCTTCCTTGCGGTCCTTTTCGAAGGCCTCGTCCCACGGCTGCAGCTCCAGATTGCTCGGTTCGTAAGGCGCGCCGCCGAGGCCCAGCGGAATGCGGTGGTCGAGTTCGAAGTCGCCGAGCATTTCTTGGGGAATCGCCAATTCGCGGGTCAGCGCGATTTTTACGCGCCGCGTGTAGGACGAAGAGGGCCGCGCCCCCCTCGTCCAACCGGGAACGCAAATCGTCGTCTCGACGGTCTCTTGCGTCACGGCGGGGTTATACAACATCTCCACACGAATAGGTTGTGCATGCAGTGGGCTGGCGATCAGGACAAGAAGCAGCAATAATAGCGGCATACGCGGATTTCTCATGGGTTGGCGAATCATTGGCCCGGCGGGAATATACAACTCTATGGTTGCAGAGTCTCAAATTAAAAGAATAAAATCCGAGCCAGTTCCGGCGCGGCTCAAAAAGGGAAAATCCGCTCATGGTCGACGATGTGACGATCCGCTTTAGCGCCGACACCGGCAGTTTGGAGGACGGACTCGCCGACATGCGCGGCGCGGTCGGCTCGCTGACGCCGGACCTCAAAAAGCTTTCGGAGGGCGTGAGCGAGGCTGCGCAAAAGGCCGCGCCGGCGACAACGGCCTTTTCGCGCATGTCGCTCGCCATCGGCGACGGGTTGACCGGCGCGTTGCGGCCCGCCTCCGCCGCCTTCGCCGCGCTCGGCGACGACGCCGGCGCCGCCAAGACGCGCATCGACGGCGAGATCAAGGCGCTGCAAGAGCAGCTGGCGATCAAGAAGACGATCTTCGACGGCGAGGCGAAGCTCAAAAACATCAGCGAGGAGCAAAAAATCGCACTGGTGAAAGCCGCGACGCAAGAGGAATACGAGGCGCAGCGCGCGCTGCTCGAACAGGAGGCCGGGCTCGTTGATCAAAGCGTCCAGCAAAAGCAGCAGGCGCTGAACAAGATCGCGACGCTCGACGCGACGCATCAAAAGCAGATGCTGCAACTCGCCTATCAGGCCGCCGAGGAGCAGAACAAAATCTGGCAGGGCCTTGCGAGCAGGATCGGCTCGTCGATGAGCTCCAGCATCATGGGGTTGTTGCAGCACACGACGAATTTTCGCGAAGGCGTGCGCCAGATAGCGGTGCAGGCGACGCAATATTTCGTCAATATGGGCACGCAATGGGTAGCGAGTTTCGCGATGAACATAGCGAAAAACATCGCCACGCATGTGATGGGCGAACAGGCGATGACGGCCGCGACGCAGCTCGGCGTCTCCGAGCGCACGGCGAGCCAGGCGGCGGGAAGCGTCGCCGACATCGCCGGCAAGGCGGCGGCGGTGATCAAAAGCATCATGGCCTCGTCAGCCGAGGCCTTCGCCGGCGTGTTCGGCTTCATGGCGCCGCTCATGGGTCCGGCGGCGGCCGGTCCGGCGGCGGCGGCGCAGGCGACCGTGGCGGGCGCGGCCAGCATCGCCTCCTTCGACATCGGCGCCTGGAACATTCCGCAAGACCAGCTCGCGATGGTGCACAAGAACGAACTGGTGATGACCGCGAGCCAGGGCGACGCCTTCCGCAGCCTGGTCAACAACAGCTCCGCGCGGAGCGATAGCGCGCCGCGCGTCCACGCGCCGGTGAACTTCCACGTCCACGCGCTCGACACGCAGGGCGTCGCGAGCTTTTTGCAGGGCAATGGCCGCGAGATCATGAAGGCGGTCGGCCGCCATGTGCAGGACGGGTTGCATCTCGGCGTGCGGGGGCTGAACCCGACGTGAGGCGGACGGAGCCTTGTAGCCCATAAGCGACGAATCTGGCGGCGCGCCTCCTTCTCCCACTTGTGGGAGAAGGTGTCATGCGGAGCATGAAGGATGAGGGACGCCGCGACTTGGCTGAATCTTTCCCCAGAACCCTCATCCGACCCATGCTGACGCAAGGGCCACCTTCTCCCGCAGGCGGGAGAAGGGAGCGACGATCCCGGAGGCCAACATGACCTTCCCCTATCTCTCCGCGATAAACCTCATCCCCGCGTCGGGCGAGTTCGTGTACGACACGGTTGCTTACAGCGGCAGGCAGCCGGGCTCCTCGACCTTTCTGCCGATCAACACCTATCACGCGCCCGGCGGAACGCGCACCGACGTTATGTATGCGCTCGATCAGCTGCAGGCGACGCTGCCCAATTGCAACAGCGTCGCGCTCGTCGTGCAATGGCTGGGGAACTCGCTCGACGCCTCGGCTTGCCAGGTCTATCCGGCGACGACCTATCTCTTTAACGGCGAGGTCGGCGCCTTCGAGCCGACCGCCGGCGGAACCGACTCCTGGCGCGTCTCCGACGTGACGCTCGCCACATCAGGGCTCATTCAGATCAGCCGGCCCGACGGCGTTCACGCCGCCTATGGCGGCACGCCGTCCGATCAATCGGTCGTGCGCTGCATCGCGGAGCTTAAAGATCGCGGCTTCAAGGTCGCGCTTTATCTGATGATGAACATGGATGTGACCGGCAAGCCGTGGCGCGGCCTCGTCACCTATTCGCCCGATGTCTCCAGCGCGGCGACGACGGTTGTGAACAATTTTCTGGGAACCGCCGCGACCTCGCAGTTCACCCGCGACGCGACCAATCTCACCGTGCATTACTCCGGCAATGTGCTCGACTTCACTTATCGCCGCTTCGTGCTGCATTACGCCAATCTCGCGACGCTCGCCGGCGGCGTCAATCTCTTCGCCTTCGGCTCGGAGCTGCGCGGGCTGGAGGCGATACGCGGCCCCGCCTGGACGCCCGCAGGAACTACGGACGGAAGCGGCAATGCTGTGTGGGATTATCCCTTCGTCGCCGGGCTCGTCACGCTCGCCAATGATTGCCGCTCGGTTTTCGACGCGGCGGGCTTCACCAAGAATCTAGCGGCGCGCGAAAACCTCATCACCTATTCCGCCGATTGGTCGCAATGGATGGGCGCGCAGCATTCGGGCGTAACGGGTGTCTTTCCGCATCTCGACACGCTGTATGCGTCGTCCAACATCGATTTCGTGTCGATCGACAATTACATGCCGCTGTCGGATTGGACCACCGGAGAGGGCGGTCTCGACGCGCAAAACTGGCGCTTGCCGCCGCCGGCCTCCTGGCCGCTCGCCAGCCCGACGAGGCTTGGCTTTGGCCTCACCGGCGCGCCCGATGTTCACCGGGTCGATTATCTGAAGGCCAATATCGAGGGCGGAGAGAAATATCACTACTGGTACGGCGACTACACATCCTCGGTGACGCTCGATCCCAATGGCACGCTGCAATATGTGACCGCGCCGCAGGGCGATCGGCTGGCGCAGGCGCGCAATCCATATTTCGCGGGTCAAGAACTGTTCGCCTTCAAGATGCTGCGTTGGTGGTGGCTCAACACGCATCAAGCCGTCTACGACGCCGGCGACGGCGCCGGGACTATTCCGCGCGGGCCGCGAACGCAATGGGTTCCGCAGTCGAAAAGCATCGGCTTTCTCGAATATGGCTTTCCGACCTCGGATCGATGCAGCAATGAAGAAAACGTGTTTTACGATCCGCAATCGATCTCCGGCGGGACGCCGTTCTGGACGATCTGGAACGCCGCCAAATCCGCGCCATTGATCGACGCGACGCTGGCGCTGACCGCGCTGCAGGCCTTTTGGCAATATTGGACGACCGACGGCAATAATCAGACGTCGGGCGCCGGCCTGCCGATGATCGCCGACGATCTGATGTTCGCCTGGTGCTGGGATGCGCGGCCGCTGCCGGAGTTTCCGCTGCGCACTGACATTTGGTCGGACGGCGTCGAGTGGCGGAACGGCCATTGGCTCAACGGCAAGCTGCCTTCCTTGCCGCCGCAGACGCCGTCAAGCGCGCCGAGCTTCGGCCCGTTCCCAAGCTTCCCGACATTGATCGGGCAGGGCTGGTCGAGCAAGGTTACGCCGAAATTTTCGACGCTCGCGCATGAGCGCGCGTCGGGCAAGTCGTCGCGCCGCATGAAGATGCGCTGGCCGCTGTACGAGATCGAACTGACCTATGACTTTCTGCGCGCCGACCCCGGAACGCAAGAGCTGCAAAACATCCTCGGCTTCTTCGAGAGCGTGCAAGGCCAGGCGCAGCCGTTCTGGCTCGCGCCGCCGGGGCTTTCCGCGTTGACGAACCAGCTGGTGGGAACCGGCGACGGCGCGACGACCGCATTTGCGATGGTTCGCACGACCGGGGCTTTTACGGAACCGCTCGCCGGCGTCGCGTCGCTGTCCGCCGTGCGCGTGAATGGCGCGGCGCTGGCCTCTGGCGCGTGGAGCCTGTCGCCTGGCTATGAGCCCGTGCTGACGCTTGCGAGCGCGCCCGCATTGGGCGCTGGCGTCAACGTGGACGGCGTGGCCCTGTGGCTGTGCCGCTTTGCGGGCGACGCGCTGGACTTCGAGCAATTCGCTTACAACCTGTTCAGGCTGAAGAGCGTGAAGCTGGTGACGGTGAAACTGTGAGCGGGCTTTTTCCTTCTCCCACTTGTGGGAGAAGGAAGAGCGCCGATGCAATGTGAGGCCGCATGACTCTTCCCTTTTTCCGCACGCTCGCAGGCCAGACCTTCGCGACCAAGAGCCCGATCACCGCGAGCATCGTCGCCGAGCATGACTCCGGGCGCACGGTGCGCACCGCGCTGTATCAAGGGCTTTACGAATTCGAGATCGGCTTTGACGCGCTCGCCTCGGACGCCTCAAGCAATCCCGGGCTCGGCGCGCAATCGCTGCAGGTCGTGATGGGGCTTTATCTGCAATGCGGCGGGTCTTACGGCGCGTTTCTTTACGTCGACCCAAACGACAACGCCGCGACCAACCAGACGATAGTGACCGGCGACGGCGCGACGACGCAATTTGCATTGCGGCGCTCGATTGGCGCGGGAACGGATTCGGATATTTACGCCACCGGCGTAACGAGCGTGACCGTCAACGGCGCCGCCGCTTCGAACTGGTCGCTCACTGCTCCGAACTTGCTCGCTTTCGCGAGCGCGCCGGCGAGCGGAGCCGTCGTCGCCGCGTCTTTCACTTACGCCTTCGTCTGCCGCTTTCTCGAAGACAGCCAGGACTTCGAAAACTTCATGCAAAATCTCTGGGCGGCGAAGACGATCAAATTTCGGAGCGTGCGGCAATGAAGACAGCTTCCTCGGCGCTGGTGAATTTTCTGACCGCCGCGCGCGCCAACCCGGATATTCAACTCGCCTTCGCCGACTGCTACACTTTCACGCTGATGAGCGGAACGGCGCTCACATACACCAACGCCGACGTGCCGATCGTTTATGCGGGCAAAGAGTTTCTAGCCAATGGGCCGCTGGTCTCCGGCCTCAAATATCGCGCCGCGACCGGGCTCAACGTCGACCGCCAGGAAATCACCGTGGCCGCAAGGCCCGGCGATTTAACCAGCGGCGCGGCGTTTCTCGTCGCCTTGCGCGACGGAGCTTTCGACGGCGCGATGGTGCAGCGCGACCGCGTGTTCTTCGCCGATGTCGTCGGCGGGACGCTCGTCGATGGCGTGACGCTGTTCTACGGCCGCGTCTCGACCGTGGACGAAGTGGGCCGCACCAAGGCGAAACTCTCCGTCGCCAATGAGCTTGTTCTGCTCGACATCGACATGCCCCGCAACATCTTCGCGCCGACCTGCCTGCACACGCTGTTTGATCTCGGCTGCGGCCTGCCGGCGGGCGCCTTTTCGACCAATGGAGCCGTCGGCGCGGGCTCGACGACGAGCCTCATCAATTTTGGCGGCGCGCTGGCCGCGCATCTGCAGGGGAAGATCGTGTTCAGCTCCGGCGCCAACGCCGGCGTCGTCGCGACGGTCAAATATGTTGTCGCCGGCGCGTCGCTGACGCTGATGTATCCACTGTCCGAGGCGCCAGCGGCCGGCGACGCGATCACCGTCTATCAGGGCTGCGACCACACGATGGGCACATGCCAGACGAAGTTCGACAATCTCGCGAATTTTCGGGGCTTTCCGTTTGTGCCGCCGCCGCAGATGGCGGTGTGAGCTGCGGATCTCCTTCTCCAGTTTACGGGAGAAGGTGTCATGCGAAGCATGACGGATGACGGACGTTACGACTTGGCTGTATCCCTCCCACGGACCCTCATCCGACCCTTGCTTCGCAAGGGCCACCTTCTCCCACAAGTGGGAGAAGGGATTCGCCACCGCCAACGGAACCCCACATGCGCGAAAAAATCGTCGCCGAGGCGCGGTCCTGGATTGGCACGCCTTATCACAATTGCGCCGATATAAAGGGCGTCGGCGTCGATTGCGGGATGCTTTTGGTGCGCGTCTTTGTCGATCTTGGGCTGGTGAAGCCCTTCGATCCGCGCCCCTATACGCATGACTGGCACATGCACCGCGACGAAGAGCGTTACCTCAACCTCGTGCTGCCGCGCGCGCGCAAAACGTCATCGCCGCTTCCCGGCGACGTGATGCTGTTTCGCGTCGGGCGATCCTACAGCCATGGCGGGCTGATTTCCCGCCTCGAACCGCTGACGATCGTTCACGCGTCGCTGCCGTCGCGGATCGTTCTCGAAGAAGCCGTGGAGCGCAACGCCATGATGGCGGAGCGCGTCGCCACGGCGCTTTACGCCAGCGTCGTGGATGGACCGCTATGAGTTTTCTCGCCGCCAAAAAGGCCTCGCCGCTGACCGCCGCGATCTGGCCGGCCTATACCGGGCTGCAACTGCAAACCGCGACGAACAGCTTGCCGATTCCGCTGGTGTGGGGCATGAACAAGCTCGCGGTGAACATCTTCTTTTACGACAATTTCCGGGCGGTTCCGGTGTTCACGCCGCAGGCGTCGGCGGGCAAGGGGTCGATTTTCGGCGGAGGCGGCGGCGTCACCTGGAGTCTTTCCGGCTGGACCTATTCCGCCGATCTGATGATGGCGCTGTGCGAAGGGCCGATCGTCGGCGTCAATCAAATCTGGCAAAGCCAGTCGACTTACGGAACGCAATTCGCGACGACGGGCGGCGTCGTCTCGGGCGGCGGCTCGGGCCTTTCCTCGCTGGGACTCACGCTGTTTAACGGCGCGGCGGGCCAGGCGCCCTGGGGCTACCTCGCCGCGACTTATCCCACGCAAAGCCTCGCCTATCCCGGCACGGCCTATGTCTGCGCGGCCAACTTCGGGCTCGGCGCCTCGGCCAGCATCGGCACGCTGAACCTCGAAGTGCAGGGGCCGTTGTTCGGCACCGGCGCGAACGGGCTGGACGCCGATCCCGCGCATGTGATCGCCGATTTTCTGCTCAATCCGCAATATGGCGTCGGCTTTCCCGGCGCCAATCTCGACGCGACGACGATCTACGGCGCCAGCGGCGGCGCGTCGCTGCAAAACTATTGCCGCGCGATGGGCCTGTGCTTCAGCCCGACGCTCAACCAGACCGAAACGGCGTCGAGTGTGTTGACGCGATGGCTGCAATTGCTGAACGTCGCGGCGGTGTGGTCGGGCGACCGGCTGCGTTTCATTCCCTATGGCGACGAAGGCGTCACCGGCAATGGCGCGACCTTCGTTCCGAGCACGACGCCGGCCTATGCGCTCAGTGACGCCGATCTCGTCTATACGCCGGGCGACGATCCGATCAAAGTGTCGCGCGTCGATCCCTTCACCCTGCCCAATCTGCAGTGGATCGAGGCGCTCAACCGCACCGGAATCAGCACCGGCCCGTCTGGCCCGTCGAACATATTGGAGCCGCAGGGCCTGCCGGAATATCAGGCGACGCCCGTATCGGCGCGCGATCAGGCGATGATCGAACAATTCGGCCTGCGCGTCGGCTCGACAATCACCGCGCATGAGATTTGCGATCTTAATGTCGCGTCGGTGGTCGCGCAGACGATCCTGCAGCGCGGGCTCTATGTGCGCGCCAGTTTCAAATTCTCGCTGTCCTGGGAGTTTTGTCTGCTCGATCCGATGGACATTGTGAGTCTGACCGACGCCAATCTCGGCTTGAGCAATTACCCTGTCCGAATCGTCAGCATCGAGGAAGACGACAGCGGGAAGTTGAGCGTGACGGCGGAGGAAATGCCGCAGGGGGTCGCCACGCCTGCCTCCAATCCGATGGGCTCCACCGGCGGCGGCTCGATCAACGCCGCAGCGGTCGCCGATCCGGTCAATACGCCGTTGATTTTCGAGCCGCCGCCGGGCCTGACCGGCAACACCGCCGAAATCTGGCTCGGCGCTTCGGGCGGCGCGAGCGGCGTCAACGATCCGAACTGGGGCGGCGCGCTGGTCTGGGCTTCGCTCGACAATCTCGCCTTCCAGAAGATCGTCACGATCACCGCGCCGCTGCGCCAGGGCTTTTTGACCGCGCCGCTGCCTTTTGCGACGGGTTACGACACAGCCGACACGCTGAGCGTCGATCTCACCGAAAGCGCCGGCGCGCTCACCACCGCGACGCAGGCCGCGGCGCAGGCGGGGCAGACGCTGTGTCTCGTCGACGGCGAACTTTTGGGCTTCTCCAGCGCGACGCTGACAGCGACCTATAAATACAACCTCGCGGGCCTTCCGCGCGGTATGTATGGAGCGACGGCGGCGGCGCATTCCACCGGCGCGCCCTTCGCGCGGCTGGACGGCGCGGTGGCGCAATATGCGCTGCCCTCCAACTTCATCGGCCAAACGATCTATCTCAAATTCCAGAGTTTCAACGTCTTCGGCGGGGGCGTCGAGGATTTGTCGAATTGCGCGGTTTACACCTATGTCCCCAGCGGCGCGGGCGTCGTCGGCCCGGTCACGACATCGCTGGAGCTTGGACAGGCGCAGGACTGGGGACTGGCCAGCGCGCCGGTTGGCGTTTCCGACGATTGGGGCACGGCGAACGGGGCGGTTTTCGCGAGGGTTGATCTGGGGAAGGTGGCGGCGTGACATTGCCCGTCCACCTAAAAACTGTTAGTGCCTCGCGCGATCCACACTTCGCCCACGAGGTCCAGCCCCATGAACGACTCCGCCCCGACGCGCGCCGATTTCGCGGTTATCGAGCGCTCGGACGCGCGTTGGGCGCGGCTGCGCGAGCTGATCGAGCTGCATTCGCTCAAAAGGGGCGATTTCACGCTCTCGTCCGGCGGCAAGAGCACATATTTGTTCCAGCTGCGGCAGACGACGATGCTTCCCGAGGGCGCGAAGATTCTTGGCGATATCGTCGTCGATTTCATGAAGCGCCACGATCTGCGCTGCGTCGGCGGTCTTGCGGTCGGTGCGGTGCCGATGGTGTCCGCCGTGTCGGTGATGAGCTTCATCAAGGCGTTTCCGATCGGCGCCTTTTTCGTGCGCAAGGAAGCCAAGGCGCATGGCGCGCTGGAGCGCATCGACGGCTTTGTATCCAGCGGCGAGGAAGCGCTGCTGATCGACGACGTGGCGACCTCGGGCAATTCGATCATCAAGGCGATGGAAGGAATGCGCGCGGAGCATCCGACCAGCTTCGCGCGCAAGGCGCTTGTGGTGATCGATCGTGAAGAGGGCGCGCGGGAGAATCTCGCAGGCCATGGGATCGAGCTGTTTTCGATTTTTACGCGACGCGATTTCAACATCTAAAGTCGCGATCAGCGGCCCTAGGCGCGCCTCCCTTCTCCCACTTGTGGGAGAAGGTGGGCCTCGCGTTAGCGAGGGTCGGATGAGGGACGCGGGCGCTAGGTTGGAACTTCCCATCAACCCTCATCCGTCATGCCATAGCCCGTCATTTATGACGGGCGTTCTGTCGCACGCCCCATGGCGTGACGCCTTCTCCCGCTCCACGGGAGAAGGAAGGACTCGCACGTCCCGTCGATCTTCACCCACAAGGAGCACGCTCGCATGAGCACGCAGGTTCAGTTGCGGCGCGACACCGCCGCCAATGTCGGCGCCTTCACCGGCGCGCAGGGCGAGGTCATCGTCGACACCACCAATAACCGCCTCGTCGTGCAGGATGGCGCGACGGTTGGCGGCTTTGCGGCGGCGAAGCTCTCCGAGGTGGTGACGGTGAGCGCCGCGACGCTGCTCTCGCAGGCGGCGCATGGCGGCGGCGTCACCGCCGGCTGTCTTGAGCAACTCGTCACGCTCTCCGGCGCGACGACGAGCTCGACCGCGCAGATTCCGAGCGGCGCGATTGTGCTCGCCGTGTCGAACCGCGTCGTTACGGCGATCACCGGCGCGACCTCCTATAGTTGCGGCGTCGCCGGAAACGCCTCGCAGTTTGGAAGTTTGCTCGGCGTTTCCGCCGGCTCCGCCAATCTCGGACTCATCGGCCCCAATCCATTCTACGCGGCGACCTCCGTGCTCTATACGGCGGCGGGTGGAAGTTTCACCGGCGGAACCGTGCGCATGACGATTCACTATCTCTTGCCGAACGTCGCGACGGCGTAGGTCCTTTCGACCGTTTTCTTCGTGCGAACCGGCCTCCGCTTCGCTCGAAAACGCCGTAGCGCCGCAAGCAATTCCAGAAATTCGAACGACATCGACGCGCCGGGCTCTCCCGGCGCGATCGCGAACGCGCGTCCAACCAGGAGCTTTAAACATGCAATGGAAAAACCCGGACGGGTCCATCACCGAGGGCGTCGTCATCGAGGATGGCGGCGGCAATAAGATCGCGTTCTACAACGTGCGACCGGTCGGCTCCGCCTCGCTCGCCACATCGCAGGCGTCGATTGGAACTACGGCCGCGCAGATCGTCGCGGCGCGCAACGGCGCGCCCGGGACCGGCCGCATCGCCGTGACGCTCTACAACTTCAGCTCGGCGACAGTGTTTTACGGCGCTTCCGGCGTGACGGCGACGACGGGATTTCCGCTCCCCGCCGGCGCGGCGGCGACAATCAACACGACGGCGGCGCTCTATGGGATCGCCGCCAGCGGAACCCAAACCATCGGCGTCATGGAGACATTCTGATGCGCTCGAAACCTTTCTTCACCCTCATCGCGGTTTTGCTCGGCGCGGGTGCGGCGCTGGCGGACGACGTGCGTCCTCCGAGCGCGCCCAATTTTACCCTCGGCATGCCGCTGTCCGGCGGCGGCTGGACGGTCGGCGATTGTATTTCCGTCGCCACGGGACCCGTGGTCGGACAGCAAAGCTGCGGCGCCGCGAATCTCACCATCGGCACGACCAATGTCACGGGAGCCGCCGGCCTGCTCTTCTCGGATGGCGCGAATCTGCAATCCTTTGCGGCGACGTATTCATCGACCAACGGGCCAAACCTGTCGTTCGCGAACAACGCCAGCTTTACTTTTAACGCCGATGGCACAGTTTCCGCGCCAAGTTTGAGATTCAATACTCCATCGGGGGACGGATATAACCTAGAAGAGTTCTGGAGCAGCGGCACAATCGGAGGATATATTACCTCTGGCGGTGCGTTGTTCACGACAACCGGTGTCGTCGTATCCGGGACGAGAGCCGGAAACGCGATCCAGTGGCCTAACAACCAAACCGGAATGATGGGCTGCTGGCAGGACGTTAACGGATACTGCCTAGCCCTACGAGACCATTATTCTGAGGTCGGAAATATCACTCTTGTCACGCAGAACGCAAACGGAGCCTATGCGATCGGGCTTGAAGCCGCGAATGCACAGATAGATTTCGGAACCAGCTCGACGTGGAACACCTGGGCCGCGCGCTTTGGCCTCGGCAATCAATCGGCTCTGTTGCAGTTCGGCGGCGCGGACACGGTTTCGCCCGTCGCATATACGGCTGCGGCCTCAAGCGCCTCGGCCCCGGTCAATTTGACCGCCACAACTTCCGCCGCCGGTCAAAACCAACTGAGCCTTAACGGCTCGCAATATCTCACGCAAGCCGTCCAGGTCGGAATGACCTGCACGGATACGACGCATCCGACCGTCATCCCGTCGAACACCACGATAACCTCTATAGCCTGGGGCGCAGGTCCGATCACGCTCAGCGCCAACATCACGGGCGCGGGCGTTACTGCTGGCGACACGATCCAATGTAGCGCGCCCAATGTGGCCGGCGCCAATCTGACTATCGCCGGCGGACGCGGCACGGGAAATCAGCCGGGTGGCTCTTTGATCCTCGGCTATGCCCCGGCAGGGTCGTCGGGTTCGTCGCAAAACGCCTGGCTGGCCGCGGCGACGATCAATGGCTCCGGGTTGACACTCGGCGTGCAGGGGACTTTGCAAGGCGCGCTCACGCTCGCCAACACAAATTCAACCTATTCCGCGACGCTGAAAAGCTCGAACAGCGCGACGGCGGCGGTGACTTACACTCTGCCCGTCGCTCCCCCTGTCGCCAATGGCTACATGCTCACCTCGACGACGGCAGGCGTCTGGTCGTGGGTTAATCCCGGCGCCGCCACGCTGTCTATTGGATCAGGAGTTTCCGGGTCAACGCCAAGCAGCCCGCTGTGCGTCGATGGCTCCGGCAACCTCGCCGACACCGGCTGCGCGACCGGGCTTTCCTTCCCCGCGACGATTTCCGGAGGCACGGCGGGGGGCGTTGCGTATTTCTCTGGGGCGACAACCCTCGCGTCCTCAGCGCTACTCGGCAACGGTCTGTTAATGACCGGTGGCGGCGCAAGTGGCGCGCCTTCGACGGTCACGCTTGGCGGCGACTGCACTTTCATTTCTCCAAACATCACTTGCCTAAAAACCAGCGGCACGGCCTTTGGCTCTCTTGCAACGGCGTCGGTAGGAACTGGCGTTGTGACAGCGCTGGGGATTAACGCCGGCGCGCATGGCGGCATCATCATCGGCACCAACAACGGGACGAATGTCGGCATAGGAACATTTAACGTTTTCTCGGCTGGTAGTCAGAATGTGCTTGTCGGCCCTGGCACAATGGGCACATCCGGCGCGTCTAATATGACCGCAGTTGGCGGACAGGCGTTAACCTCGGCAAATTCCACCGCTGGAGCAGATGCGGCTTTTGGTTACGAAGCTCTTACCGCGCTGACCACGGCAAACAATGTTACTGGCGTTGGACCATTTGCGTTCTTGCATCTTACGACCGGAGGCAACAACGCTGGCCTTGGCTACAATGTCGGAACCAGCATAGTTGGCGGAACGGGGAACACCCTGCTTGGGGCCAGCGCCGATCCCGGCAGCGACGCAAGCAACACTATCGTGATTGCATCTGGGGGATCGAAAAAGATCGACTATGGCGCAACAACCGCGAGCGCCTGGACGCTCGCCGGGCAACTCTATCTCTCGACGACTCCGACAACATCAACGGGATCGTCTGGGGCGAAATATCTCTGCTACTACCCGACGACCGGCCAAGTCCAGCTCGCGGCGTCTGGAACCTGTTCATAAAGGGAAAATCGCAATGAAACGCATCGCATATGCCGCTCTCTTTTCGCTGCTGGCCTCGCCGTCCCTGGCCGAGCCGATGAAGCTCACCGTCAACCAGGCGTTCTCGGTTTCGGTCGGGATCGACCAACTCGACAAGGGTTTCGAGGAGCCGACCAAAAACGACGGCAAGGATATCCTCCTGCATCGCGCTTTCGTTTTCAATCCGGCGGTTCGCATCGCCTTGGCGGTCGACGCCTCGCACATCAGCGACGCCCTCGCGCCGGCGCAAAAGGCGCTCAAGGCGGCGCGCGAAAAGGTCGCGCCGAACGAAGCACAGCTTGACGCAGAAACACGCAAGGCCTTCGAGGCCGAAGTCGAGAAAATCGGCGCCGCGATTGTTGAAATCGACCTGACGCCGCTTTCGGAAGGCGACCTCGCTCTCGACAAGAACACCGGCATTACGTCGGCGACGATTCAGGCGCTGTTGCCGATCTTCAAGAAATAGGGCGGTGTGTATCGACGGGCTGATCGGGAAATTATCGTGACTTGCGCGCGCCATGGCGCGCCCTCCCGCTTGGGCGTCGCGCGCGCGCTCTTAAATCGCGCGTTAAAAGGCCATTGAAAGCCCTGGGTAGGTCTTTTGGATTTTTGCGAGCCAGCGCGCCTTGAAAGGGCTGCGTCGCTCCACGGGCCGTTTCTAGGGCTCGCCGTCGCTCTTCTCGATCCCCTCGACATAGACCGCCGACCCGCCTCCCTGCACCCGCAGCGACAGCGTCCAGGAGACGCCGGCGATCGTCGCCATCACCGTCCCGTCCGCCTCGGCCGACCCGGCGTCGAGGATTTTTTGGACAAGCTCGTAATCCATGCCCGGGCCGATCGCCGCCGCGTCGGCGACCGAAAGCCGCACCGTCCTCGCCTGCGCGCCGATCGCCTCGGCGGTCTTGTCGGGCAGCTGCGCGAAGGGCGTGGCGATCTGGCCGCGCGCCACCATGGCCGGATCGCTCGACGCCGCATCGAAGTGGAAGCCGTCGTCGGCGATGTGCCTGAACAGGGCCGAGCCCGTGATGTCCTTGACCGCGATGCGCCGGGCCTCCGGCTCCATCTGGTCGATCTTGCCGGCGAGGAGGTCAACGGCCGTCTGCATGCGGAACTTGCCGGGGTTGTTGTTCCAGCCGGGGTCTATGCCGACCGGCACGCGCGTGACCTCGCCGGTGGCCTTGTTGACGAAATCGCGCACGCCAAAACTGACGGGCCGATCGCCATAGCGAGGGCGCGCCTTGGCCTCGCGCTCGGAGAGCTGGCGCACCCGGCACTGGCAGCCCCAGCGGTTGGGGGGATAGTGGCTGTCCCACCAGATGTCCTCGACGGCGAGAACCGTGCCGACCCAGGCGAGATGCTCCAGGCGTTTGTGCTCGGCGGTGGAGATCAGATATTCGAGATATGGCAGCACGCGCCGCGTGCGCCAGGTGCGCTCCCATTCGCCGGCGGCATAGGCGGTGTTGACGTTGGCCCAATAGATCGTCTCCAGCCGGCGCGGCGAGCCGAGCTGAACCTCGTGCTCCTTGCCGGTCAGCGGGTCGATCCCGGTCTTCTTGCCCCACCAGCCCTTGGCCTTCAAAAGCGGTTCAAGTCCCTTTTGAAACTCGCCAAAATTCTGCCGCTCCTCGATGGCCTTGGCCAGCGCCTCGTTGATGTCCTTGAGGACGTCATAGCCGGCGCTCTTGGCCACCGTGAAGGCGTGGGCGTGTTCGTCGCCCATCATCTCCTGCCAATGATGGCTCTCCTTGAGCCCCTTCTCCTTGAAGAAGCGCAGCACCTCCCGCGGGGGCTTGGCGAATTCCTCCGGGGCGAAGGGGTCAGCCATTGGCGACGATCGGCACGTCGCGCCATTCGAAGACGGTCACCACGTCGACAGCGCTGTCCTCGAAAGGCGCGCGCAGCTCGACGATCCGCCACTTCTGCCGCAGCACGCCGTTCTCCCAGCGCAGCTCGGCCATCGGCTCCCCCAAGCGGACCGGAGCCGCGTCGAGTGGATGTTTATCCCTGTCCATAGGCCCTCGCCTTAAGTTGCGCGATGGCGACCCTGCGCGCCAGCGGCGCGATGTCGAGCGTCCCCGTGAGCTCGACGAGCAGCGCCTGGAACTCCTCGAAACTTTTCGCCTTGGCGCCGGCCGTCAGGATCATCTCGATCATCGGCGAGAGCACCGGCTCCCAGTCCTCGGCTTCATCGGCGCCGATCGCCTCGACCTCGTCCTCCTGCGCGACACTGGCGTTGAGCGCGAGGCGGCCGTCGCGGCGTCGGGTCTCGCCGCAGCACGGGCAGCCGGAGAGATGATAGGTTTGCGCATTGGTCGCGGCGTTGGCGAGCGCCCCGTCGCCGGGCGGCTTGTTCTGCGGCGCGTCCGGCGCCTTCGGCGGTTCGAGAAGATCGTCTCCGTCCTCGGGCTCGGACATGCCGATCTTTTCGCGCACCTCCGCCATCTTCACCTTGAGGCCGATTGGCACGAGCCGCGCCAGCGCATTGGACAGCGCCTCCACGTCCTGCGGCTCGGCCACAGGAAAGACCACGCGCGGCGGCGCAGCCTGCGCGCCGAAATTGACCGCCACGAAATGGGCGACGAGATCGCGGTTGATGGTGACGGCGAGCTGGCGGGCGTCGTCCTGCAATATGTCGATGCGGATTTGATTATGCACCTGCGCCTGGGCCAGCGAGCCGCCGTTCTCGACCGTCATCGTCTGGCCGAGGATAGCTTTGCTCATCTCCTCATTGCAAAACCGCGCCATCTGTTCGAACGGCGTCGATTGTCCGGAGCCCGAGCCCTTGGCCTCCAGGAACTCGATCATCATGCTCTCGGGGATGATCGCCGCGGCGTCGGAGGCGATGCGCATGACTGCCTGGAGCAACTTGCGGCGTTCGTCGGCCGTCGCCGAGGGGTGATATTTGCCGACGCGGATCGGCATGCCGAACACATCGAGGAACGACGCCCAATCTTTCACCGCGTAATTCTTGAATAAATAAAACCAGCCGACCAGCCTTGCGAAGCCGCCGCGAATGGGAATGCCGGATTTGATCTTCGGCGCATGGACGATCCATTTGCCGGGATCGAGCGCGGCGCCGTCGATCGTGCCGAGCACCTGCAGCCGCAGCTCGGAGCGCGAGATATAATCGAAGGTGAAATATTTGGGGTCGCGCCAGACATAGGCCGGCCACCACAGCCCGTCCCTCTCATGCCAGACGATCTCAATCGCCGAGAACCCCTTGCCGAATGCGTCCAGCAGCTGCGGCAGCATATCCGCGAACATCGGGTCCTCGACCAGATCGCGCACGGCGTCCTCGATCCTGGCGTCGGGCTTCTCGCCGGGCTCGACCGAAGGGCGCAGCTGCGACAGCGCGCGCTTGCGCGTGCCGAGCACGGAGAGATAGTGGGTGTCGCGCTCCTCCATCTCCTCGGCGAGTTCGAGGTAGAAGCGATGGTCGCCGCGAATGCTGTCGCGCAACAGCATGGCCAGTTTTTCGGGCGTCAGGCCCGCGGCGACCGAGACGTCCCACAGCGTGCGCACGCCGGCCATTTCCGGCGAGGCGACCTCCGATGTGAGTTCGCGCGCGGGCGTCTTGCCGAGCAGCGCTTGGCCGAACGACTTTAAGCGATCGAGGATCGGCGTCGGACCGTGGATTCCGGTGGTCCCGTTTTCGTTCCTGTTGGGAAAGCCCAGCATCACCAACACCCCTCACGCGGCAGTTTGAAATCGTCGTCGTCGTCGGGGCGGTCGCGCCGCTCCATCTGCTCGCGCATCGTGCCGGCGCTTTCATAGTCGTAGAGCGCGACCAGCGCCCTGGTGGCCGCATAGGCCAGGAACAGCGCCACCGCCGCGTCGCCGTGACGATCCTTGTGAACGCCGCTTTTAAGTGCGGGCACATGCGGGACGCCGGCCTTGACGGCGACGAGGCGCAAATCCGAATGGATATCGGCGTCGGCGGGGATTTCGATCGCGTCGTCTTCGAAGGCGGTCTTCACCGGCTGGGCGTTCTCCCGATACCACGGGATGTTGAGCATCACCGCCTCGGTGCGCTCCTTGCCGAACTCCTGCACGGCAAATTCGGCGATCGACATGCCGAGGCCGGTCGCGTCGTGTTTGCTCGCCGAGAAACGCGGCAGCCGCTTGCCGATATATTTCAGAACCTGCTTTTGCTGATCGAAGGGAATATTGCGCATCTCGACGACGAAGGGGGTGATCCGCCGCGTGGTGCGCGAGATCGCCAGGGGCCACAATACGGTCAGGTCGGAGACGCGGCCATAATCGCCGCCGAGGAAATGCGCGAGATGGGGGTCGAGAGTCATGAGGATGGGCAGCAGCTCGCGCTCGCACCATTCCTCGATATCCGCCTCGCGCAGCCGCGCCGGCCAATGCATGAAGGCGTCGTTGCGCTTCAGGCGTAGCACGGGGATGTCGGGGTTCGAGCGCGCCTCGATCAACGGCGCGGGCAGGAACTGGCCTTCGCCCTCCGAGGGGATGCAGAACAGCTCTTCGTCGGCGGCGTCGCCGTAATCCCTGATGATGCCGGCGCGCCACTCGGCTTCCGCCTCGGCGCTCCACGGCTGACGCGTGCGCATGCAGACGCGCTGATAGAGGCCGTCCGTCAGCGCGTCGTCGAAATCGAAGCGCACGAGCCCGTAGCCATTGCCGCCGCGCGCCGCCTTGACCAGCACGTTGAAGTGGTTGTCCTCGCCGTTGTGCGTGGAGATCACGAGAACCCGGCCGCCCCAGATGAGCAGCGCGATCGCCGCCTTCATCAGCTCCTTCAATTCTTCATGGAACGCCGCCTCGTCGATGATGACGAAGCCCTGCATGCCGCGTAGCGAGCGGGGCCGCGAAGACAGAGCGATGATCTGGAAGCCCGAGGCGAATTTGATGCGGAAGGCGCGGATCTGCTTGTCCGGGTCGCCGTCGTCGAACAGGAATTCCTCCAGCTCGGACGCCGCCTCGTTAAAGATTTTGGCCCACATGGCTGCGGTGTCGATGAACTCGCGCGACATTTCCAGATTGTAGCCGATGTAGAAGCTGTCCATGCCGCCGGCCGATTCCGCCGCGGCGGAGGTCAGCACGGCGTCGGCGGCTATGCCCCAAGTGGCTCCGGTGCGGCGCGACTTTTCGCAGATGGTGACGCGGTTTTCATGGACCGCGAAGACGAGCTTTTTCTGATAGCCGAGAAACACGCCGTCGACGCCGCCCATCGCGGCGAGCATGTCGGCGGTCATTGACGCATGATCGCGGCGCAACTCGCGCCATTCGGCCTCGGTGATGAGGCGAGGCGACTGGATTTCCCGGCGCGGGTTCATGGCTGCGCCCCCTTAAGTAGCTCGCGCAGCCGCGCGGCGGAGGCGTTGTCCATCCAGAACCCTTCGCCCCATTGCACGTGGATATGCACGCCGCAAGGCGAGAGAGCGCGTCGGGCCTTATAGATGTGGACATCGACGACTTTAAGCGTCGTATCTTCGTGCAGGCAGCTCATGCGAAGAATCTCGCGCGGCATGATGTTGGGCGCGCGCGCCATAAGCATCGCGGTGACGCGCCTCGCAGCTCCAGTCATCCGCACCCCCAGAAAGCTCGGCCACGCCAGGTTCGGCGTCAACGCCTCTTTAAGTTGGCGGACCTCCTCCTCCAGCTCGTCGCTCCGCTCGCGCAGCGCCCGCTCGTTCATATCAACCCCGCCGCGGCTTCGATCGCCTGGCGCTTGGCGCGCCGCCAATTCAAATCATGGAGCCGAAATAGACGTTCGTCGTCGGGCCATTTTTTGAGCTTGCGGTTGATCCCGCGATATTGCTGCTTCGTGCGCGGCCCGATGGCGCGAAAATGCTTGCCGCATATGATTTCGCGCGGAAAGCCGACCTTCTCCCGGGAGAAGGTTCGCCCGCAAAAGGGGACGCAACAGCGGATGCGCTCTGCGTTCATGGCGCCGCCTCGAACATATCGACCTGATCGCCCCAGCAATCCCAGCCCTCGCGGCGCTGCCGCGCGAAAAGCTCTATCTTCGGGACGCGCGGGAACATCCGCTCCAGCGCCTCGCGGGCTTCATCGGGCTTTCGCGAATGTTCGCGCAGCGGCGCCTCGATGAAATTGCGTTCGCCGTGCGAGCAGATCAACGGCGCGCCGCGCGCCGCCATCAGATAGATTTCCAGCGTGCTGCGCTGCCAGCGCCCGGTGCCGAAGGCCCATTTCGGCTCCTTGCAATCCGGGCTCCACTGCGGGCTGCGTTTGCCCCAGCCGCCGTAGCTTTTATATTCGAAACCCCAGACGCGGATGCACTCCATCATCTGGCCGAGATGCGTTGAGGTGCTCCACAGGACCAGCGCGCAATTGGGCGCGGCGAGCCTGCCCACCGGCAGCGTCAGCAGGTCGTAGCGGCTCATCGTGGGATAGGGCGGCGCCTTGGCCTGTCCTCTGGGGCTGTAGCTCTCGGTCCGCGTCGGCGGATCGACATAGATCAGCCCGTAGCGGCCTTCGCGCTCCGGCGTGATCAGCGGGCCGGCGCTCACGGCGTCCTCGGAATGCCGAGGATTTCCGCCTTGAGTTTGTCGACGGTCGCGGAAGTCAGGCCCGCCTTGCGCGCCACCGCGCCGGCGGCGTCTGCGGCTTTCTTCTTGGCGTCCTGCTCCATTTCGACATGGCTGCGGCGGGCGGATGAGAGCTTGGTGCCGGAGATCACCAGCGCGAACGCATGCGCCAACTCCTTGACGCCTTTCGGGGTCAGCGTGCCTTCTTCCTTCGAGACGATCTCGGCGATCAACGTCTTGATGAATTCGGCCAGCGCGACATTGCCGCTATCGATGCTCTCCGCCGTCAATTGATCGGCTATGCCGGCGAAGATCGCGCGTTGCTCCTTGATCCGCGCGGAGGCGCGCGAGATCGCCACCGCCTTGCGATTGAAGGCGCTCGGCGAGATCAGATAATCGGAAAGCCCCTTGTCGATGAGGCGCCTGTTGAGTTCTTCGAGGATATCGACCTGCGTCCGTATGCGGGCATTGAGCTGCGCCAGCGCCCACAGCAGATCGTCCTGTGCCTCCTCGGGCAGCAGATCGAGGCTGGAGAGCCGCCCGCGTCCCTCGCGCGCCATGGGTTAGACCTTCGGGCTCGGGCGCTTGACGCCGGTGATGACGACGCGCTCCTCGAGGTGATCGAGGCCCTTCTGGGTCAGCGTGGCGATCAGCACGCTGGCGGATTCGAGCAGGGTCACGCCGCCCATTTCGGCGAGAAAGCGCAGTTCCTCGTGAACCCACTCCCGCGTTTTGTTGATCGCCCAGCGCAGGGAGAGGTTCTCCTGCAGCATGGCGCTATTGAGCCGGCGGTCCGATTGCTCCTCCAGATCGCGCAGGATGATCAGCCGCGCATGTTCGCGCTGGATGTCGATGGCGCTCATCGCGTTTTCCTTTCGGCCTCATTGGCGCGGCGCTCGGCCTCGATGACGCGCTCCTCGGCGCGGGCGTTCTGGCCTATCAGCGTGCCGATCTTGTCGAGCATCGCGTCCATTTTGCCGTCTATGCCCACGACTTTCATTTCGAGATCGTGCATCTCGTCCTTGGTCGGCAGATGCTCGATCTCCGACTCGACGCGCGCGAGTTGCCTGTCGATGCCGTCGACCCGCTTAAAAAGCGTGCTCCGGTCGCTCTTCAGCTCGCCGATCTCCTTGCCGAGTCCCTCGATCTGCTTGTCGTTGCGTTTGCTCATCGCGCCCCAGATCGCGATGGTTATCGCGGCTATGACGCCGGCCCATTGTCCCGCAGTGCCCCAGTCCATGTTCATTTTGCGCCGAAGAAATAAGAGAGGAGGGTGATCCATACCGGCGAGAGCGCCAGCGCGGTCCCGACGAGCAGGGCGCCGGCGCAGAAGGCGATGTCTTTCACGTCGGAGCCGCCGTCGCGGCGGGAATGGCCTGGATCGGCGCGCCGCTCGGCGGGCTGGCGGGCACGGCGCCAACGGTCGCGACGATCGACTGGTAGAGCGGGCACAGCGCCGCGGCGATGGCGGCGTTGGTCGCCAGGGCGTTTTGCGCCGCGGACGCGGCGGAGCTCGACGGCGCGATGATCTTGATCGCCGTGACCGTCGCATTGGTCGCGGGATTAAGGATCGGCGAACATTCCGCCTGCACGATGATATTGCCGATCGCCAGCAAATCCTTGCCGACCAGCGGCGCATATTTGGCGATGGCGAGATTGGCGGCGTTGACGCGGTCCGACGCGTTGGTGAACGAGCGGCCCCAGTCGATCGAGCCGTTCGGATTGAGCGAGCATCCCGCGAGCAGGGCGCAGGCGGCGAAACAGGCGGCGAGCAAGGGTTTCATGGCGGCGTCCCTATTTTTGGCCGCAGAAGCGGCGCAGGTTGCGGTCCTCGACGATCACCTTCGCGCTCACCTCGTTCGGGGGCAGCGCGCGCAGGTCTTTGGCGAGTTGCGCGATCTCCGCCGCGCTATATTGATTGAGCGGCGGGCATTTCGGAGCCGCCGGCTCAAGGCTTGGCAAAGCGCAGCCGCCGAGCAGACTAAAAGCGGCCAGCGTCAAGATCGGTCTGAACCTCATCTCTCGTCTCCGGTTTGATGACGCCGGCGGCGGCGTCGAAGGCCATGCCGAGCCGATGGGTAAGGCGGCCGATCAACCCCTTGGCCTTCGCGCCCTCGGGCGAATTGAGCCAGGTCACGGTCGCCTGTTCGAGCTTGATCCCGTCCTCGGCGATGGCGATGCCGGCCCCGGCCGCCGCGACGGCGGGGCCGACGCCGGGGATGAACGCCGCTCCCGCCGTGATGATCGGCAGCAGCGAGCCGACGAGATTGATATCGTCCTGGATCGACATGGCTCACCCGATCTTGTGGGTGGCGCGCACACGTCCCCATAGCGCGATGGCGCTGGAGAGGAGCCCGAATGCGGATGTCGCGATCTGCGCGCTCTTGGCGACGCCCTGCGCGATCTGCGCCTGATCGTCGGGCGTCAGCGTATAGCCGGCGAGCGACGCGGCGCCGGCGGCCATCGCGCCGATGCAGCCAAGGACGCCGGCCGATTGCCACCAGGGTTTAGTCTTGTCCATTGTGCTTCTCACTTCCTTTGGCGCCGGGGAGCCGCCCGGCGCGGTTGACCAGCGCCGGGGGGGGGCGGCTCCTCCCAGATCGGGCTAATGACGAGCGCCAGCAGCAGCATCGCGAGATAGACGAGATACCAGGGCTCGAACGGCATGAT